AAAGAACAGTGCAAGTCGGTTAGGTAAATTTCTACATCAACCCGAACACATGGGTAAAGGAAATAAGTTATTACATGAAACTGAATATGAACAAAAATATACAAATTATCCATCAGAGATTATTGAATTTGGATTGGACAAGGATTCAATACACCCAACTCAAAAGCCAGTTGCCTTGATGGATTATCTTATTAAAACATATAGTAATGAGAATGAAGTAGTATTAGATAATTGTATGGGGTCAGGCACAACTGGTGTATCAGCAGTTAAATGTAATCGAAAATTTATTGGTATTGAAAAGGATAAGTATTACTTTGATCTTGCATCTGATCGGATAATGTCAGTTAGGGAAGTGTCACAAGCTGTTTGCAATCCACTAACAGAATTGCTATACTAATATTATTAATGAGATTTTAATGAAATTACGTTCACATCAGTTAGATTCACTTGTTGCTATGCAGCAGTGTGATAAAGGTCAGATTATCGTGCCTACTGGTGGTGGTAAAACTATGTGTATGATCGAAGATGCAAAGTATAGATTTGGTATGGATAGTGTATCAAAGACTATCGTTGTTGTTGCTCCTCGTATCTTACTTGCAAATCAGTTATCAGCAGATTTTCTTGAGCATATCACAAATGTAGATGTGATGCACGTTCATAGTGGAGAGACTCATCACTTCAGCAGTACAAAAACAGAAGTGATTGAAAACTGGTATCACAACAGTATCAGAAATCAGTTGATCTTTACAACATATCATTCACTACACAGAATTACAGAGTCACTTGATATTGAGATTGATACAATATACTTTGATGAAGCACACAACTCAGTTCAAAAAAACTTTATCGAAGCAGTTGAGTATTGTTCGATATATGCACAGAGAAAGTATTTCTTTACTGCTACACCAAAACATTCTTTGACACCCAAGAAAGTTGGTATGAATGATAGTGACATTTTTGGTCAGGTCATTTGTAATGTACCAGCACCTAAATTAGTTGATGAAGGTCACATTCTACCACCTAAAGTCGTGGTCAAAAAGATTGACGTTACTGACGATAGTCGATTTGGTTATGAAAAAGACTGCGATCATATCATAGAAACGATTGATGAAGTTGATGTCAACAAAGTTTTAATATGTGCAAGATCAACAAAGCAAATCGTAAATTTAGTTGCACTTTCAAAATTCGTTGACGAGTTGGCATGGAGAGGTTACTCTTATATGTTTATCACATCAAAAACTGGTGGAGTGATTGATGGTCAGAAAGTAACAAGAGAAGAGTTCTTTAATGTTCTCAATGCGTGGGGTAAGTCAGACAAGAGATTTGTAGTCTTACATCACAGCATACTCTCAGAAGGAATCAATGTCAATGGTCTAGAGGCAGTATTGTTTCTAAGATCAATGGATTACATTGGTATTAGTCAGTCGATTGGTCGAGTCATTCGTAAGGGAGACATCACTAAACAATTTGGTCTCGTATGTATTCCAGTATATGACAAGGTTGGTATTAGTACATCAAAAAAGTACAGGCAGTTGTCGATACTGTATTCAAAGATGGTCAGCCAGCAATTAGCATAGTTCGTAGTTAATTATGCTATAATATAAACATTATGAGTTAAAACAATGCACGATTCAACACTTGATTTATTCGCAAAAGTTGGTATTGATGCCAACGATATTGAAGCTTTAGCTGCGTATTATGAAGTCACTTGTGATTATTATATGGAGGAATTTTTAGGACTAGAGGACTTGATAAGTTGAAGGACACAATACTATTCGGAGATTGCAGAAAAACAATTTCAACAATAACTGAACCAGTAAAAATGTGTGTCACTTCGCCACCATATTATGGACTTCGTGACTATGGTGGAGAGGAGAACCAAATCGGTATGGAAGAATCCCCAGAAAAATATGTTGAGCAATTAGTTGATGTATTTCGTAGTGTCAGGGAGGTGCTAACTGATGATGGAACACTATGGTTAAACATAGGAGACAGTTATTATAATTATCGTAGTGATGGGAATTATCCAAAACAAACAGTAAGCAAAACAAATCAAGATTTACCCAGTTTTTCCCCAGTTCGTGGTAATAAATTACAGGGATATAAGAGTAAAGATTTAATTGGAATCCCTTGGCTGTTGGCATTTGCATTAAGAAAAGATGGGTGGTATTTAAGGCAAGATATAATATGGAATAAACCAAATCCTATGCCAGAAAGTGTAAGAGATAGATGCACCAAATCACATGAATATATTTTCCTATTAAGTAAAAGTAAAAACTATTACTTTGATGTAGATGCAATTAAAGAATCAACTATAGATGGTAAAGGATTAAAAAGAAAAAGAAGTGTGTGGACAGTAAACACTAAACCATATAAAGCTGCACATTTTGCAGTATATCCACCAGAGTTGATTGAACCTTGTATCAAGGCTGGTAGTCAGAAGGGAGATATAATTCTTGACCCTTTTATGGGTTCGGGAACTACTGGCATGGTTGCAAAGTCATTAGGTCGTTATTATATTGGTTGTGAGTTGCATGAATCTTATAATGATTTAATTCAGAATCGAGTATCACAATACACTATAAACTTGGAAGATTTCGTGTAAGTGTGCCAGTTTGTTAGGTTACACACACATACTTGCATTATTCGTGCGTGTGGTTTATATTAATAGTGGGGAAACAAACCGAGCAACAATCAACTTAGTTGGTTGCTATGCCCGAAAAGCATCAATGGGTTAGGTGTGAGTCCTAACTATCTCCGAAAGGATAAGGGAAATCATTGAATCAAGTAGGGGTGCAGGTGTAAGCGATTCCCATAGCGTAAATTTGGGCTCCTAAGTGAAACTTAGACAAGTTAGCCCCACGTTATCTTTCGTGAGTTTTGTTTCGACCCGCCCTTTATAAAAACAATTATGGAATTTGAGTTTGAGTACGATTTTCAATACAAAAGTGAAGATGAGTACCTTGATTCGTTAATGGAACATCATCAAGAAGATTGGATTGGTGTAAGAGAATCACTTGACCCAGAAACAGAGAAATTACTTAAAAAGTTTTAATTGCTACATATAGTGTGGAATGAGTATATTTGTATCAATAAACTACTAAATTCACTTACGAGGTCAGTATGTCTCAAACTATCCCAGAAAGCAAGAAGTTAACAAGATATAGAGTAACTTTAGATGTGATGATTGATGACAATGATTGCCTAAATCCGTATATGTGGAATTGGTATAATCTATTACAATTAGAAGGAAAAGAACAAGTTAATGATATATACGTTGAGGACTTAGGAGATTATGGCAAATGGGAGAGCAATAAGTAACAGCTCTCGTGACAGTTAACAAGGTGTCTACTTTTTATAGATTCCTTGTTTTTCTCTATTATAATGAGTACATAAGCAAATTTTTCTATTATGCCAAGAAAATCTTATTCAAGAACACACTACTACAGTATAGCATCAATGCTAACTGATGAGGAAGTCCATCAAGTATGGGAGATAGTTGGTAATGCACTTGACAGAAATGGATTTGTAGATGCTGATGGAGAACTCTCAATTCGTGTCTATGATGAGACACTTAAAAAAAATGTAAAAGTACTTGATAGGAGTTTATCGTGAAATTTAATGTAATTGATGTTGAGTTTGATTTTGATGATATGTACTCAAATGATGACTTTACTTGTCTTTCCTTTGATGAGGAAATTGAACTTCGTGACCTCGCACTTGGTGTTTGGGAGGCTGATGATGAAGACGATTTGATCGAAGAAGTCACTACAGCTAGTGGTTGGTGCATCAAATCTATAGATTATGAGATTCAACTCAAATAGTATCAAATGATACACTTTTGCTCCTCTCAGAATCGCCTGTAAGGTGCTTGTTTTTAACTTTAGGTATGATAGTATGGCTACCAAAACTATGAAAAAATGGATTTTAACTGATACTTTTGATTTTCATTCAAAAGAGGCCCATTACTGGGAATTTGATGATTTTATGGAAGCAAAAAGAACTGGGGAATCCCTCGTTAATTCCATAGGTGTAAATTACTTATGGAAGTCAACTAAAGGTAATCCAATTAAATGGATAAAGTTTAGTTGATGTGACAATTTTATTAGTGTCACATAAAAATCCTATTCGTGTCGGATAGGTACTATTATATAAATGTAAACAGATTTTTTATTATGGACGACATCAAAGAAGTCAGAAACCAAGCAGTTGAAATATCTGAATTGGTTGAAGATGCTGTATCACACTACTGTAATGAAAATAGAGTGAGTGGTCAACGTGCGTGGTTTTTCGTGTCACATCTTGCTAATGCGTATCTATCACAGTTTCCAGAGGAGATAGACTAATGAACATTTCAGATTTATTATGTGATCTCTACGATATTAGAGAAATGGGTAAACTATGCGGTTTTGGTAAGTTACCTAAAGATAACGAGGGTACATCATTCACTATTGATGAAGTCCTAGAAAATGCAATTCAATTATTAGAGGAGTCAGTTTAATGAACCAAAATGATAAAAACAAATTAGAAAAGTTTGGTATGACTCATAACCAAATAGTTGAACTAAAAGCATTTTTAGTTGAGAGATATGTTGATAATATGTCAACAAAAGATTTAGTTCAATATGTAACTGATGATCTTGACAGATATTATGAAGATATGTCAGATGCAGAATTTATTGATGAAGCAAAAAATTACTGGGAAGATCATTATGACGAGGTAGTCGAGGAAGTCAAAGAATATGTAGATTGCGATTTTAAAAAATCAATAGAAGATAGGAGAGCAGAATAATGAGAACTAACGATACTCAATTTAATTATCTATTTGAAAAAATTTATGAGTTGGTCGAACTTGCGGATTTTGATATTGATGATGAGGATTTATTAGAAGCGGCCAAATCAGTAATTTATAATCTTGAGTTAGACGAGAGATTTTACCATAAGAAAAATATAACTGACGAGCATTATAGCGAATGTGTTGATAAATTAGTTGATTCAATGTGACAGTTTGATTAGTGTCTATTTTTGATTGAATTAGTATCTCGTTCAATTATAATAGCCATATAACAAACAGGGTTTTTATGAACTACAGAATGACCAAAAAGGAAGCAGTTGCATCTTTCAGAGAATGTTGGGGAAACTTCGTAGAGTGCAATCCACACTTCAGAGGAGACAGTATTGCTAAAAGATGTGCATTTAATGATTATGTTGATGGTCTCAATAAAGATGGTCTAGTTACAGATTATCAGGCATACAACTGGTCAAACCCATTTTAAGACAGTTAAATTACTGTCACACAATCGGTAGATTTTCGTAACCTACCGATTATAATTAAAACATAGGGCAGTAATCCCACAACAGTAAACCAGTTGGCGGTTGTAAGTCCCTAATTTATTCAAACATTCATTCATTTTAAGATTATGCCTAATTGGTGCAGAAACAGAGTTACCGCTTATGCAAGAAATGGTAACGAGCAAGACATTCAAAAAATACAGGAAATTTTTGAATCTAAGGATACTGTCTTTGGTAAGATTATCCCTAGTCCAGATTGGAATAATACACCAAATGAAGATGGGGAGTTACCAGTAAGAAGAGAACATAAAAAGCCAAATGGCGAAGTGTCATTCGTAACTATGGAATTTCCTAAGAGTGGAAGGAATGACGATAGATGGTATAATTGGAACATTTCAAATTGGGGAACTAAGTGGGATATTAATGGAAGTGTAGAAATAGATGATTATGATGATGAGCAAATTGAAATCAATTTTAGTACAGCGTGGGGGCCTCCAATAGAGGTATGCGAAAAATTAAGGGATATGTTCCCCGAAGTTGGATTCAGTTGGTTCTATGATGAGCCTGGAATGGAAACAGCTGGGTATCTATAAATGAAAACTTACGAAATTAGAACAAGTAGAATCGTTTACGATTTCTATGAAGTTAAAGCAAATAGTCAAAAGGAAGCAGAAGAGTTAGCATTATCTCGTAAGGATAAAGTAAACACACTAACAACAGTTGCAACACCTGACTACTGTAAAGAGACAGTTTAATTAGTGTCACATTATGGGTAGATTTTAGTAACCTACCCATTATAATAAAGATATAACAAACAGATTTCAAAATGTCAACCTTACAAAATGAAATGCTACTTGAATCACTATTTGAGGAAGCACTAGAGGAAGTCACTAATCACAATCCATTAGGATTTAATGATGAAGAGTTACAATTTAGTGCTGAACTATTAGCACAACAAAGATTCGAGGATTTAGCACAATGAGAACTAAACAAAAAGGATTAAACATTGACCTTACATCAGGTCAGTATCAAATGTTACATAACCTTATGTGTGATGCCTATGACAGAGGTTATGACCAGAGGCCAAGAATTGACACCCAAACATTTGATAATTTATTTGATGCCATTTGTAACGCAAAGCAGACCTACCTATGAACTACGAAAAAATGACAACTAGAGAACTTTTAGAAGAGTCACTCAAGCAGTTAAAGATTATTCAACTTGATAATCTTAGAAGAGAGCCAAACCACCCTAGAAATAAATTTGACTATACTGTTATAGTTCCCGACCACCCTCTTGGCTATCACGAGCATTATACTATGGACTTAGAAGTTGCTAAAAAAAGTGCAATCGAGTGGGCTAGAGATTATGGTAGGGCATCTGTAGAAGATCGTAACCTAGAAACAGTATTCGCAGTAAGATAATAAACCAGTTCAATAAGTGTCACAAGATGGGTAGATTTTCATAACCTACCCATTATAATGATAGTATAACAAAGGAATTTTTTTATCATGCAAATCAAATCATCTGACGGAGCAATGACAGTTGACTATTATGAAGTCAAAGATTTTCTAGGAGAAGTTAAGAAGAATGTCAGATTAAGAGTTTTGACTTTTGTAACTGAGACAGTTAATAAAAAATTGATTCATATTAATGATATGGCTGATGAATTATTTGATAGACTTGACAACTATAACTATGCAGTAACCATAAACACTAATAGACCAGCTCAGTATGTGACAACTGAAGCACTGGCACAATTTGAGTAGATTTTAATAACCTATCCATTATAATAATAGTATAACAAAGGAATTTCAAAATGATTAAACTCGGTTCAAACGTCAAATCCAAAATTCACGAGGATTTAACTGGTCACGTTGTAATCTATCAACCATTAAACAACTATGCAGTTGTAATGACAGATATATGTGAATATGAAATGATGACAGTTGAGTGTTTTCTATCTGATTTGGAGCTAGCATAATGGCATTTTGTGATGTATGTGGCAATTATGACCAATCTCATATAGATGGAGTTGCCGAGCATGATAAAAGAATTTATCATAATGAGTCAACCGACTTTCAACCCGATCTTTATTACTATTGGGATAGCCCGATAGAAGAGGATTATGATTGGAGAGAAGCTGAGCCTGAGGCCGAGTGCTTATGCGAAATCTGTTTTGACATTCTAAACACAGAAAAGAAGATTAAATGGAAGTGTGCATGACAGTTAAATTACTGTCACACTATGGGTAGATTTCAATAACCTATCCATTATAATGATAGTATAACAAGCAAAAAACATTTTTTTATTATGAGAAAGATCGAACAGCAAATGAACTCAGCAATCAGATACAGACAAAACTGGGCTGGTTCTAACACTATGGTCAGAGTATCAAGAGAAGTTATTGAAGTATTCTTACATGGCAATCATATTGCATCTGTAGATACAGCTACTAACGATCTTACACTATTTGATGGCGGTTGGCAATCCAATACAACTAAGTCCAGATTAAATGCTCTATTAGATGAGTTTATCCCTAGTATGAGAGTTAATCAAAAGAACTGGACTTGGTTCTTATCTGATGACCTAGATGGTTCAACAGTTCCCTTTGTATCAGGTATGACAGTATGAAACAGAGGGAAATTAAAAGGAAGATGAAGAGAAACGGATTTATTTTAATTCGAGAAACTAATCATCTTGTCTTTAAGCATATTGTAACAGGGGCTCTAGTGACCACACCGAAGAGTCCTCGAAACAATAAACACTATTCAAAAGTATTGGATAGACAACTCAAAAAGTCAATCGGTATTTCATTATGAGAACAATCAACGGAACAACATACAACAGGGAACAGTTGGAAATAGTCAGAAAATTTTTTACTGACGATCAATGGGATATTATAGATTATGCTCTATCAGAATATCAAGATCACGAGGAGACCTTTGAGCTGACGAGAGACACACAAAACCAGTTATGCGAATTATTCCAAGCACCCTATGACAGTTAAATTACTGTCACATCATAGGTAGATTCTGGTATTCTATCCATTATAATAATAGTATAACAAAGGAATTTCAAAATGAACAAACTTTCAAAAACAGACAGAATCATCAACAGAATCCTCGAAGTTGACAACTTTCAGAATGTTGCTTGTTTTTGTGATGACTTCGCAGAATTTGTACAGGAGCTAGCAGAGTGGGGAGTTGATGGTTGTGCAAAGGTTGATTTTGATGATGCTGACCTTGATATAGCAAAATTAGATACATTTATCAGAGAGGAGGGCTAAATGAGAACACTTACAACAAAAGAGTATGAATTAATCTCTCAAATTTATAACTCTACTGACGAGATCGAAGCAAATGTAGCTTTTGAATTTGAAATCCAAAACGATCTCTATTATCAACTCTTTCATTCATACGAGGAAACAAAATGAGGACATTCTTTTTTCAAGACTATTGCAATATGACCAACGGAAAGTTTTTACCAAGTGTCACATTTGAGTCTCAAGAGTTTGGAAGGCATTTTTTACTTGATGCAAATATGGAGTTTTTATCAGCTCCAAGTTTTAAGTCAGGTGGTTATGATGAGAGCCAAATCGGATATGTTGAAGAGTGGACAGATTGGGAAGGTGTGGATATGGCCAAGATTTTTGGAATCTATCGCACTATGGCAGCCCAATTTCATTATGACGAGATTTTAAGATTAAAAGGTATAAGTGTGTGACAATAATAATATCGCACACTTTTTTCCCATTTCACTCTCACTTCCTTTATAATTAATGTATAAGAAACAAACTACTATGAACTCAGGAACAACATCAACAGAACTTAACGATATGCTCACAAACTTTGTTGAGTATGTTGATTCATTCTATGGAGTCAATGACCCACTCTACCCACTTGTGAAAGATGGTCAACCACTTTCAAAAGTTGACATTCTCGGAGCTACAGAAAAGTATCTTGGCAACTGTAGTGACCCAAATCAAGAATATTGCACTTGGGGTGATGGCGATTCACTTGACAGAGAAAGAGTCAGAGACATTTTACTTAATGAGTTCGGATACACACATAAAGAGGGTACTTGGTAATGGAATTTAATGAAAGAGAATTGCTTTACTTGTATAATTGCACAGGGGCTCACAAGTTTAAAGTAAGAGCAAGTAACCCTTATCCAGATGAACTAGAATCTATTTACTACTCAGTTCGCAAAAAGTTAGATGCTAAATTAAAAGAATTGGAGGCCAATTAAATGAACAGAAAAGTATTTCCTGTTGAACTATACAGAAGAGTCCTAAAAAGGGCAAAGTTAGATGAAGACTTTTATCATGCAATCATAAGTGAGTATATCGAACTTCTTGATGAGCATTATGAACTTCACAACTTAGAGGAATCAGTAACAGATTGGGAATCAGAGAACCCTAGTTATTTTGATTCTTTACTCACTACAGGTAACTAACATGGCTGGTTTAATCTTTATAGTCATCATATTCATTATACTGTATATGCTTTACTTTTACAATCCACATCACTAAAAAAAATGACAACTTCAATTCCAACTTACGACTTACCGCAGAGTCCAATTTTAATAGTCGGATTCTTTGGCATCTTATTCACATTAGTTTTATTATACTTTGTGAACAGAGCATATTTCAATAGTCCACTTAATGAGGACAGAAAGTAATGTGTTACGGAAACTTACATAATAAAATGTTCATTCAGAGATACATTAATCCAACTGTAATCGGTGTTGGGGATAATGTTCGATATAAAAGCAATCAGTATCAGGTCTTAATCAATTACATTAAGGTATGATGTTGGTG